GTGGGTATTAGAAACTTAGCCATGTGTCAATTCGATGAGACGTCCAACCTCGTGGTACAGTGGGACGTCTCAGGGATACCACCCGAACATAAGGATGGGATATACGTATCTCTGCGGAAACATTTAGACGAGAGACCGTGGGTCCTCTCAGTGGATACCATTCTCATAGAGAAACAACCCGATAGGAACAAGAAGATGAAGACGGTCGAGAACTTTTTACACGCATACTTTGTCATCAAGGCACCTCAAGCGGAGACCATCGTGTATGACGCCCGCTTTAAGATCCCCGATGTGTCTGGTCCAGGGAGGGCACAATACAACAAGCGGAAGAAGGCATCCATAGACAGGTGTAGGATCTTCTTGGAGTCCAACGATGTGAACGCCCACTGGCTACCCATCTTCGATGCATCAAAAAAGAAGGATGACCTCGCAGATACCGTGATGCAAGCCATCAGTTTCACGAAACGCATCGAACCCATAGCGACTCGAGCACCCCCCAAGAAACTCGCGGCTCGTAAGCCCAACGACAATCAGGTACGCACAAAGTACTCAAAGTCTAATCTCGCATGGTTGTACAAGAATGATAAGGACATTGAAAAGAATAAAAGATTCACGAAGGACCTCAAAAGGTACTACAGAGACATTGGTGACCTGATTAAAGATATGGAACAATAGATGTACAAAGATGATTAAAGTGCTCGACCATGGATTCGTTCGCCTCGTTGACCACATGCCCCAAGAGAACCTCGACTCCTCCATCGTTCAATCCGCTCGTGTATCTTACGGAGATGGGACCAAGACGAGTAGAGGTGACGCGGGACTCATCAGGTACCTCATGCGTCACTGGCACACTACACCCTTCGAGATGGTGGAGTTTAAGTTTCATATTAAGATGCCCATCTACATCGCGCGACAGCACATGCGCCATCGCACCGCGAGCATCAATGAACTCTCCGCGAGATATTCGGTGGTACCCAAGGAGTATTACACCCCCGATAGTCTCCGTGGTCAATCATCTGTGAATCACCAGGGGTCTGAGGGTGAGGTTGCCATCGGAGAGGGCACGCGCGACCACGCGATTGAACAACTTGAACATAGTTTTGGTATTTATGATACACTGTTGGAACAAGGAGTGTGTCGTGAACAGGCCCGGGGTAACCTTCCACAATCGACATACACGGAGTTTTACTGGAAGATTAACCTTCATAACCTCATGCATTACCTTCAACTTCGGATGGATGATCACGCACAAAAGGAAATTAGGGACTACGCCAACGCCATCTTTACACTCGTGGAACCCCTTGTACCTATCACCATGAAAGCCTTCACGGACTTCAGAGTCAACGCCGTGTACCTCTCGGGACCGGAGATTGAAGCCATCAAGAATGGGGCGCCTATCGAATCACCTGGGGAGCGTAGGGAGTTTGAAGATAAGAAGAAATTGTTGGGTCTCACGTAAAAAGTCTACTACTAACAAGTAAATGTGGCAACTCTTCGCATCTCTTTACCTTTCGTATCTCTTCTTGGGACCCCACTGGGTGTCAAATCTCATCACCGGTAAAGACCTCCAGGTGGTTGACTCTATCAAGACACTCGCCAAGCGCTCGATGTATATATCCTACGTGTCACTCTTGTACACCGCGTGGTTCTTGTACGCACCCTCGCAGCTCACGTTCGTCTACGCTGCGCTCATGTCCATGGTGGGCACGATGGCCTTTTACATTCAATATGGGCCCGAGGATCCCTTACCCATGCATATCTTTTTGAACTTTACTGTGCTCATGATCGGGAGGGGTTACACGGATACACAATTTTACCTGACAATGTTACTGACCATGTTTTACCCACTCACGAGGGATATTTTATACACTCTACAATAGTAATAAAATCATAGCCACCATGGAATTATTATATCCCTTTTCATATAAGGATGCGAGTGCACATAGTCGGCGCAGGGCCCACGGGTATGTCTATCGCGTGGGAACTTGTTCATTTCACTGAGCATGAAGTGGTCGTGTATGACAGTAAATCATCTGCTGGTGGTTCATGGTGGGAACCAAGTGTTGAGACGAGAGACCTACACGCACACAGGGCTGTTTTTAAAAATGCATTCGTCAACACGAATAGTATTTTCAAAGAAATGGGTATCCAATGGGGTGATATATTCACGAAAGAGAAAGGTTCCGTTTACGGAACTATGTTTAAATCGTTGGGTCCTAGGGACTACTGGGCCCTCACATCTTTATCTGCACGAGTTCTCTCACGCCCTGAAAAGTATAAAAAGATGTCACTCAAAGAAGCGTTGGGGCCACTCACGAAGAAGGGTCAGCGTTTTGTGGAGACTATTACCTATAGCATCGACGGGGTCGGATGGGATACGATGTCCGCCTACGAATTAGTTCAGAGCTTCAACCACGTTGGGATGTCCACACCCGAAACCCAAAAAGTTTCTGGTAAAGTGATGTCAGATGCGATGCAAGAGGCTCTCATAGCCAAGGGTGTCACGTTTGTTTTCGATACTTCCCTGAAGGATGTAGACTACAGGGATGATGGATTTACAGCTACGTTTTCTGGTGACCTGACTGTCAACGATGGACTCTTGGTCCTGTGCGTGGACCATAACGCGGCACCTAAACTCATCAAAGATAACTGGGGACCTGTACACGATACATTGGAATCCACTGCCTACGAATGTATCAATGTTCTCATGGATTATGACGAACCCCTAGATGTAACAAACACGTTGGGAATTGGGATGCAATCTGAGTGGACAGTACTCGCTGAACTTCTGGAGGGTGGGAAGACCCTCTCGTGTGTTCTCTGCAACCTCACGGAGGAAATACTCACCATGAAACCCGAAGAACTTAAGATACGTGTCCTCGAACAGGTGGGAGGAAAACGACCGTCGGGTATCCGGATCGGGTGGGGGGCTGACTGGGATGGTATTCGGTGGAGATTTTCACAATCCGCTGGGGTCCTCAGTACCCAGGGTCAGATTCCCTTCTACGGGGGGTGTCATCACGTCGCCATGTGTGGTATGATGTCCGAGCGCCACACCCCCTACGCGAGCATAGAGGCAGCCACGGAGGTGGGGCGAATGTTCTGTCACGGGACATTCGGTACTCGACCACCCCTCAGACCCGTTTTGGTCACGGATGTTTTAATGTTACTTATAGTTTTTAGTCTCTTGATACTCATACAACGATGAGATTCTCGTGTACAGTGCACACCCCCATGCTTGATTACAACAATAAGAAATATATACGTTTTTTAATTTCAGACGATGTTAAACAACGTGTAGAATATACACATTCTAAGATTTCGTTACAAGGCGAAAAGAAGGAAGACCCGTTGGAGGGGAATGTCCTCACGGTGAAGGTACCATTTAGGTACAGGAGGGTCATGTGTACATTCGAAGGAGTACCGGTACAGTCCTTGAAGAAGGGTGATAGTATTGACGTGGATATTCTATTTATGGGCGTGTGGAACTATGCAGAGTACAGTGGGTACTCGTGGAAGTTGAGCTACATAAAGTCGAAAGACCAATAATAGTATGACGCTCACGCGTACAGGATACTTGGTACCAGATACAACTCAGGTAAAGCAGGAATTGACAGTCAGACCCATAGTGAACGGAGATTTTGGGGTGGCCCCACCGTCTTTCAAAGTTTTTAGGAAAGCTAAGAATGGTCTGTGTGTCCCGAGGTTCTACGCAGAAGAAAAGTTTGGAACCCCAGGACAGGACAACCGCCCCGAACCTCATAAAATTAATATCCCATTCAAAGGAAAATTGAGAGATGAAACTTTTCAAAATGTTGCATTGTCAAAAGCTATTGAAGCTGGTCACGGCGTCCTTTCGCTACCATGTGGTTTCGGGAAAACTACGGTATCCCTGGCCATAGCGTGTAAGCTTGGATACCGCACCATGATTGTTGTCCACAAGGAGTTCCTGGCCAATCAGTGGCGTGAACGTATCCAACAGTTCTGCCCCGGTGCCACCATAGGTATTGTCCAACAAAATAAAAAAGAAATTGAATGCGATTTTATAATTGCCATGCTCCAATCACTTTCATTAAAAGAATATTCATTTGAAGATTTCGATAGTGTGGGGACCCTCATAGTCGATGAGGCCCATCATGTATGCGCAAAAGTTTTTTCACAGTCCCTGTTTAAATTGTGCCCGAAGCATGTCTTCGGTCTCTCAGCGACACCCAACAGGAAGGATGGTCTCACGAAGGTTCTTCATTGGTTCATGGGTCCCACATTCTTCGCAGTGGAGCGTGAAAATCAGGCACAGGTGGATGTATTCCCATTGGACTTTACATGTGGTCGGTTCAGTGACCCCCCACCTTGTACACGATTTGGGAAACTTTCACTACCCACGATGATCACAGAAGTCACCGAGATGGGTGACCGCAACGCACTCATCTTGAGTACCATCAAGAGTGCAACCAGGGGGACGCGTCAGGTACTCGTGCTCAGTGATAGACGCGCACACTGCGAATGGCTTCATGAACGTTTCAAGGAAACATCGGGACTATACATGGGTGGGATGAAGGAAGTGGAACTCACAAAGTCCAGTGGAAAACAAATCATTTTCGCAACATTCAGTCAGGCCCACGAGGGTTTGGATATTCCGAGTCTAGACACTGTCATCCTCGCCACTCCCAAGTCTGATATTGTACAATCCATAGGGAGAATCATGCGAGAGACGAGTGGTAAGAAGAATAACCCAAGGATTTATGACATCGTAGACCAGTGGTCTGTATTCTTTGCGATGTACCAGAAGCGTCTCAAAGTGTATAGACAAGGGGGTTTTAATATTCCAAGTGACCCGAAGGCGCCCAAGGAAGCTACCGATCCTTTCTCAAAAGGAAAATGTCTCATAAAGTTATAGGATGCCTTGCTCCGTGGGAAGAGATACACCAAAATATAAAAGTGGGGCGGCATCAACACTTCAGGATGTGACTGAAAATGGTAACAGTACCACTTTAAGTATTGAGACGGGTGCTTTCTTTGTAGGTGATGGGAGTCAACTTACCAATATACCAGGATTTGGTGGATTTGGTACTCTCGAACAGGTGACAGCCACCGCTAACACGACGAGTCATGAGATCACATTCGAGAACACATTCACCTCATTCGAAGCCCGAGGTAACGTGGTGGTACTGGGTAACGTCACGGCTTTGACATACTATGGGGATGGGTCGACCCTCACCGGTATCGTGACACTGTCAGATTTTGGAGATAATGTGAGTAGAATAACAAACCTTGAAACCTCTAATGGTCTCATAAGGACTGACCTGACTGATAATGTTTTGAGGATAACAAACCTTGAAACCTCCGATGGTGTTACAACGACCGACCTGACTTCAAACGCTTTAAGGATAACAAATCTTGAAACCTCTAATGGTCTCATAAGGACTGACCTGACTGATAATGTTTTGAGGATAACAAACCTTGAAACATCTAATGGTGTTACAACGACCGACCTGACTTCAAACGCTTTAAGGATAACAAATCTTGAAACCTCCGATGGTGTTACAACGACCGACCTGACCTCGAACGCTTTAAGGATAACAAATCTTGAAACATCTAATGGTCTCATAAGGACTGACCTGACCTCGAACGCTTTGAGGATAACAAACCTTGAAACCTCTGATGGTGTTACGACGACCGACCTGACCTCGAACGCTTTAAGGATAACAAACCTTGAAACCTCCGATGGTGTTACAACGACCGACCTGACCTCGAACGCTTTAAGGATAACAAACCTTGAAACCTCTAATGGTGTTACGACGACCGACCTGACCTCGAACGCTTTGAGGATAACAAACCTTGAAACCTCCGATGGTGTTACGACGACCGACCTGACCTCGAACGCTTTAAGGATAACAAACCTTGAAACCTCCGATGGTCTCATAAGGACTGA